GAAATCGAAGACGCGATGAAGTATTACGGCGACATGTGGAACGTCGCCGAGGTCATGGATACGGCCACCGGGCAACCGCTGCCTTATCCGACCGACAACGACACCACGGTAACCGGTGAGCGCATCGCCGAAGGCCAGCAGGTCACTTCGGCGGATGTGTCCCTTGGGCAGATTCTGTTCGGCGCGTGGAAATACAGTTCCAAAATGGTGAAGGTCTCGATCGAGCTGTTGCAGGATAGCGCTTTCGACTTGGAAGCATTCCTGACTAAGAAGTTTGCCACCCGCCTGGGCCGTATCACCAACGCGGATTTCACCGTGGGGGGCGGCGTCTCGGTGTCCGCACCGAATGGCATCGTGACGGCGGCCACGTCCTCGGGGCAGACCGTAATCGGCAACGACAACGCGGTTTCGCCCGATCCTACCCAACAGGTCGGTTATCAGGATCTGGTCAACTTGGAGCACTCCATCGATCCCTTGTATCGCAAGGGTGCGAAGTACATGTTCCACGATCAGACCTTGCGCTACCTGAAGACCCTGAAAGACAACTACGGCCGTCCCTTGTGGATGCCTGGATTCTCGGGCTTGGGCGACAAACAGCCGGACACGATCCTGGGCTACGGCTACTCGATCAACAATGACATGGCGCAACTGGCGGCGAACGCTAAGACCGTCGTGTTCGGACCGCTGGATAAGTACGTTATCCGGCGCGTCCGCGAGATGAGCGTGCTGCGTTTAGTTGAGCGCTTTGCCGACTATGGCCAGGTGGCATTCCTCGCCTTTATGCGCGCGGACGGCCAGCTTTTGGACGCGGGAACTCACCCGGTCATGTATTTGCAGCAGTCCTAAGGCTTGCTGTTATAGGGGCCTGAAACACGGCACCTAAACCCCAATTTCCCAAACCACAGGAGAACCATTTCAATGTCAATCGTCAATCGTTTCCCGGCAAGCTGTCCCGACCAGGGCACCTTCATCCCGCAAAATCTCGAACCAATCTTCGGCTACGAACTGAAGACCACATCCAATGTGAGTTCGCCGCCCCTGGCGACCGACACCGAAAACATCGTATCCAAGGAAGGCACCGTGCTACTGGCGCAGACCAGCGCCGGCGCCTGGCTGTTGCCCGCCCCTGTTGCCGGACTACCCGGCGTCGTGGCGGGAGGCCAGGATATGAAGAAGCTCACGATCCTGGATATCACGGGTCACGCCCATACCGTCACCACGCCCGCCAGCGCCATCAATGGAGCGAGTCACATCCTGACCTTTGGCGGCACCAAAGGCGAGAAGATGGAAATCACAGCCTACAACGGCGTGTGGTACGCTTACGGATCTTCCGGCGTCACCATCAGCTAGCTTTCCCTCCCTTGCTGCAAAACCTTGGGGCCGCGCCTACCACGGCCCCAATTTTTCATCAAGCTCGCCGAATCAAGCGCGAGAAGTAATAGCCCCCCGCCAGAACAAAATGCTGGTATCCGCGATCATGCCGACGCGCGCCCGTCCACTACTGTCTCAGACGGCGCTGAACTGCTGGCGATCTCAGGCGTGGCCGGATAAGGAACTCATCATCCTGGACGACGCGGACGATCTATCTTTCCCCGCCCCCCCCAATGGACCTGGCGTCCGCTACTACCGCGCACTTAAGCGCACCATCGGGGCCAAGCGGGAATGGCTGTGCGCCCAGGCGCAAGGGGAAGTCATTATCCACTTCGATTCCGACGACTGGTCCGACCCCGGCAGGATCGACGAGCAAGTAAGCTTACTGCTGACTTCCGGAAGGCCCATGACGGGCTATCATTCCCTCCTGTTCTGGGACATGCGGAATGCTGTCGGATATCGTTGGAAGGGGCCGGAAGGCTTCGCTGTCGGCACCTCCATGTGTTACACGAGAGAGTTTTGGAAGTCGCATCGCTGGCCGGAATATTCAGGGCTTCCCAGTCATCCGAGGCTCGAAGCCACGGACGTAGAAGTAGCGCGAACGGCGCAAAAGCATGGCGGCGTTGCCACCTTGGATGGTCGGCAGATGTGCATTGCCAGAGCGCATTCCTCGAACACGTCCACGGCGCGGAATATCTCAAGAGTAGGCTGGCCCAAGGTCAAGAACGAAGCGTTCCCCGCGGCATTCTTTGCCGCGCTCGATATGGAAGGAATGGAAAAACGTGCGGCTTAACCTCGGTTGCAGCGACGACCACAAGCCCGGCTATGTCAATGTGGACCAGGCCCCGCCCGCCGATCAGATTGTAAACCTCGCGGAGCCGTGGCCCTGGCCAGACTCGTCGGTCGATGAGATTCTGGCGCACGATGTTTTCGAGCACCTTCCCTCGAAAATCCGAACGCTCAACGAAGCCCACCGCGCGCTGAAGCCCGGCGCGTTCCTCGATCTCTGGGTGCCGCTTGTCTCCCTGTCCGATGGCCGGGTGAATCCCGGCGCGTTCTGCGATCCGACACACACGTCATTTTGGACGATGGACGATCGATACTACTTTTGCGAGGAGTGGAATAATCCGCAAGGGGAGCGCGGGCGGCTGGGTCCGGCATATGGGATCACTGCGCTTTTCCGGCCGTTGATGTGGGAACTCTTCGAGTACGGCGAGGGTGTGGAGAGGCGCAGCAAGCTCAGAGCAGTCCTGGCGGCGATCAAATGAAGCTATTCCTTTCGCCTCACAACGACGATGAATGCTTGTTCGGTGCGCTGACTATTCAGCGTGAAAAACCGCTGGTGGTAGTCGTGTTCGATTCCCACTTGCAGGCTGAGCGGGGGAATCCGGTCACGTTGGAGCAGCGGCGAGCGGAGACCATCAGCGCGCTGAGAGAACTGGGTCATTCGGGCTGCGAATTCATAGGCATCCCCGACAATCACAATCTGGCGTCAAACTCAGACTGGATCGCGGGCCACCTCCGATGCCTGCTGCGGGAACGCTGGGACGAACGGGAAGTCGAGCACGCTTTCGCCCCGGCCATCGAGAACGGCCACGAGCAACACACCGCGGTAGGCCGCGCAGCGGACACCCTCTGGCCTGGCCGGGTAACTCACTACCTGACTTACACGCGGGACAAAGGCAAATCCACCAGCGCCAATCGCGTCCCGGTAAAATCCGGCGAGTGGATCCGCCGCAAGCTGCGGGCACTGGCCTGCTACGAGTCGCAGATCGACATCGCGACCCTCGGCTGCCGGGAACATTTTTGCAGGGATCTCTGGGAGTATTACGCGTGACCCTCAGCCAAAAGGAACTGCTCGAATTGAAGTACTGGATTCGCGCGGAACTGCTCGACGGGCCAGACGGCCTCGCCGCGCAGAAAGCGATGCAACTCCAATACGTCCGCAGCCTTGGCCTATCCGATAGCCTGGAAAGCCCGGATGCGGCGGTCCTGGAGATCGGCGCGGGGCCGTGCTGGGGCATGCTGCCCAGCTTTCGGTGGACCGGCCTTTGCGTTGCCGTCGATCCGCTGTTTGAGGCGTTCGGCCATTTGGGCCTGCTTGAAAACGAAGAGCGCGGCGACATCCGCTACTATTCAGCGCCGTTCGAACAATGGGATACCGACCTGACTTTCGACGCGATCCTTTGCGCGAATGCTTTGGACCACGGCGAAATGGGATTCCATCTGCTGCCGAAGATCGCACGGCTGCTGAAGCCCGGCGGCAGATTCTATCTGTACGTGCACCTGAGACCGCCCGCGCTGTTGAACCTATTACACGACCATTCACTGACGCTGGAATCGCTCGATAAACACCTGAGCTACACACACCTGGTGGAAGTGAGCCGGGAAATCCTCGGGCGGGACGACATCGCGGACTGGAATTGTCCGACACTGATAGGCATATGGCAGAAACCGCTGTAAGCGCCTGGGAGCATCCGGCGACATACTGGAATCACCACACGGTGCGCGAGTTGGAGCGCGATTCCATCCGCGAGTTTATGACGCGCAACCGGCACTTGCTGTGTGGCCGCGTGCTGGACTTCGGGGCGGGGAAGCCGGGAACGTGCCGGGAGCCACAGCCATATCGGCATTTAGTCGAAGGCGAATACGTGCCCTACGACAAGGGCGATGCATGGCCGCGTGGACCGTTCGATGCGGTGATGTGCAACCAGGTCTTTCAATATCTGGAAGATCCAGTATCGTGGGCGCACGCGCTGCTGATGGCCCTGAAGCCGGGCGGCCACCTGGTGATGACGTACGCGACGAACTGGGAGGAATGCGAAGCCAGTGACCTGGCCCGATTCACAAGGATCGGGATGGATCGGCTTTTGAAGTCGGTCAATTTTGAGATCCTTGGCCACGAGCGCCGTGCCTCGATCAACCTGGGCGGCTTCCAATTTGCGCTGGGCTATGGTGTAGTGGCGCGGAGGCGATGTACGACGGTTCGCGCGTACCGGCTGATGGCCAATCGCTCGCACGACGAAGCCAAGTGGGACATGCAGCTTGCGGCCGGCGGATACACGCGCCCGAGGATCGACGAGAGCGCAGCCGTCCTTGCGGCGCGGTCAGATTGGCCGATGTACACGCGCCTGGGCATCGACGAGAGCGCAGCCTTCCTCACTGCCAAGCTGAAGTGGCAAGCGCCGTTTTTATTCCTCCGCTATGGCGATGGAGCCATAGAATGCATCAACGGCCTGGGGAAAGGGCAGACTTGCGACGGCGAGAAGTATTCCCCCGATCTGGCGCGGGGCATGCGGCAAGCCTGGGACGATGTCGTCCACTCGATTATCGGCAGCTATGTCGGCCTGGGGTTTGTTATGGATATGTCAGCGTATAATGCGGGCCAGGACCCAAACTGCATTGGCGATTGGCGGTTCTCGGGTGCTTTCGGCGGCCCGCAAATCTACATCGGCGATTGGCTTTCGGCTTCTTTCGGTGCCAACCGGTCCACGGAATATCGCGCGGAATACGACCGGCTGATCGGGGATGCCAATCTCAACTTTCTGCACTTCGAAGCGCTGCTTCTGACGCGCGAGTCCCGCGAGCTGCTGGATTTCTATAAGGCGGTGAAGGCGGACACGCGGCGCAAAGTCTATCTGGGACCGGCGGCGCACGCACCGGCGGCCAAGATGCTCGGCTGCGAGCACGTCGTCACGCCCATGCGGGATCTGCTGGCATGCGCGGATTCGATCTATGACAAACTGGCGGGCAATCCGTTTGATGTCCTGCTGTGGGCCGCTGGCATGGCTGGGACAATCCCGGTAGTGAAGCTCTGGGAGGCATTTCCCGGCCGCACCTACATCAATCTGGGGAGTGCCATGGACCCGTTAACGCGGAGCGCCACCGAGCCGCGCGGATACACGAGAAGCGGGCAATTAACGCACGCACAGGCAAAGGCGTTCTTCCATGAACTGCTCTGACATCTCGGCCGTCATCGTCACGAAAGGCGACGTAGACCTGTCGCCAATCCTCGAATCGCTGCCCTTCGATGACATCGTGGTCTGGGACAACGCGAAAGAGCACATCGATCAGAAAGTGTACGGCCGCTATCTGGGCATCTACCGGGCAAAACACGATTTCATCTATGTGCAGGACGACGACTGTATTGTGCCAGTGGAAGATCTGGCTACCCCATACGTTGGGAACGGAGTCCGGCGCGAGTTGTGGTGCAACGTGCAGCGGAGCCACAGCGAATTCTACCGGCCGCTCGGCTGCACTCTCGTGGGCTGGGGCGCCATCTTTCCGCGCATCCTGGCAAATTGGGCGTTTGCGCAATATCGCTCCGTGTTCCCCGTGGATGAGCTATTTCTCCGCGAGTGCGACCGGGTCTTTACCGGGCTCACACCGTTTCACGAAGTTGACCTAGGCGTGGATCACCTGCCCCACGCGCACGGCGTGGACCGCATGGGCATGGAAAGACGTCACGGCGACGACCTGGCCGAGATCCTGCGCCGGATCGCTTCGGTGAAAGCAAGCATGGTATCTGCATGATCGACATCCTGTTCCTCACGCATAACCGGCGGAAATTTACGGAGGCAAGCTTCGAGGCGCTGATGGAAAACACAAACTTGGACCTCGTCTCCGGGCTTGTGGTTTGCGATGATAGATCGGCGGACGGAACGCATGAACTGATGGCCGATCAGACGCGTGTATTTCGGGCGAATCTGGGCAAGCCGACGGTCTTCCGGTATTCCGTTAAGTTCGCAGATCTGACCGAGGAGGAGAAAGAGAAGGAAGGCGGCCTAGGAAGCCCCGTCGCAGTGATGGCGGACTATCTGGCTAGCCCCGGCGCGCAGTTTTGGGCCAAGATCGACTCGGATGTAATCGTCCCGCCCGGTTGGCTCGATCAATGCGCGGCCACGTTCGAATCGCACCCGGAATTGGATCTGCTGGGCATCGAACCCCCCGATAGCCGCTGTCCGCACTTTACCCAGTCGTATCGTCCGGATGCCACCCGCGATCTGGAGATGGCGGACGGGCCACCTTCCTACGTCCCCGTGTCGACCATCGGCGGGATCGGCGTGTTTCGCCGGCGCGCCTTCGAACGACGGCCCCTGACGCCGCACGGCAAATACGGCGGGTTCGAAGCGTGGCAAAGAGCGCATACGCAAGTCGTGCGGGGGCAGATTCGGCCAGCATTAGATTTGTTCCTGTTGGACCGGCTGCCAGTGGAACCATGGGCATCGCTGAGCGCGGACTACATAGCGAAGGGATGGCAGAGACCATGGCGCACGTATAGCGCTGGATTCAGTCATCTGTGGCAGTGGTGGTTGAAAGAGAGCACATGCAAGCCCCCTGCGAAACCGGCAAGCCTGATCGTCCCGGCCACCTGCATGCCAAGGAGGGCTGCATGATGGGCCTGATCTGTCTGAAGTGCGGGAACAAGATAGACACGGGCGAGCTGCACCAGTGCATGGGTCCCTCGCTGCACGCGCCGTGGCTGCAGGCGGAAATGGAAAGGCAGACCGGCGAACTAGTAAAGATTCGCGAGTTGCTGGAAGCGGCGTACAAACGGGCCACCGAAAACCCCGAGGTGAAGATCCGCGCGGCGAAACGCGAGACGCGCTAACCCGCGCGCAGCCCACGTAGTTTAATGCGCTGGGTGCCCCGCATGATTTGCGCGTAGCAGTCGTCGCAGACCAAAACCATATCGGGATCGGTGCTGCGCTTGCCAAA